CCGACCGCGCAACCCCTTCCGTTCGCCCAACCGATACCTTGAATCAAGTTATCGGCCTTTCGGTGCGCCCGCACTCGCTCAAGATATTTATGTTTAATGTCCAAGTTGTTGTGAAACGCTTCCATCTCATTCCTCTCATTCTTATCATAGGCCACGCACTCTCTTTTCAGTCATTACGTTCTCCTCATATTCGGCTGGCTACCAAAGGTTATGCAGCCAAAGAACCAAGTGAAAGTTATTTCCCTAAACCCACCACCGCTCCAATTATAAAATTTAGGAATGATTCTTACTTTTAATGGCGCCCACCAAATTGACCAACGCCAAGTCAGTGACCATGGATGATGCATAAAAACCATAAGGTAAGTTCCTTTGACGCTTGTTTTCTCGAATAATCTAATCATCACGATTCCCCTTATCGCCTATCCAAGTTCCAACAACAGCGAAGACAAATCCCGCTGCTATCATTCCAGTGCCGATCCAAAACATTTCCGAAGTCATGAGAGCACCTCATATATGTATTCGTATTCCAGTAGATCTGCGATCTCATCAAATGTAAAACGATCAAACTGTTCGTTGATTTCTTCACTTATGTTAATCTTACCGCAATCATTTAAATCTGGAATGTATGTCCCTAAGATTCTGCCTGCGCTATTCAGCCATTCGGGTGAGTTGGCTTGGTTGTGAGGCAGGACGCCATTCATTAGTCCTGTCGTCGGGTGCATAGTCTTCAGCCCATCAGGGATAAAGACATCACAGGCTACGCCTAGGCAACAATGCCCACTATCATCCTGAAGCCTGCCCTTAGTCTGAGAATACTCACCAGACCTCAACGCTCTTACCCATGCTTGAATTTGTTCCTTCGTCGGCTTAGTCATAACCTTATCACCTCATCCCAACTATACAGCTTACGGTTGAAGTCGCTCACAGTGTGGATAGCCTTGCCCTTGCGTGACTCCCATTTGGACTTGTAGGGTTCAGGGAAACATGTTGAGTAGTAGTCGCAAGTATCTTCCCATTGCTCAACTGAAATACACTTACCGAAATGCTTAACGAAGACTTGCGTGGTGCTGATGTCTCCCGACACCACCGGCTCACGTTGATCTAGTCCTTGATACTTACTATCTGATACACGAAAGAGCATGGTGATATCACGGCGCTCTGGTCCCCACATACGAGGAATGTCCTCAAGCAAGCCCGACTGATACTCTAACGCGCACTCGTTTGTCATGTAGCCATCGAATAGCTGAAAGCGATATGCGCTAGGGGATGCCGCGTCCATGCTCGGTAGGTCGCCCACTAGCCGCTCATCCGCATCCATGTATAGACACCATTGTGCGCCCATGGATCGGGCTTGCTCTAGTAGGAAATTACGGTGAGCGGTCTCAGCCCATTGGCGATTAGGTGACCACTCATTGCTTTCGAAAACCGTTACGGCATCAAACGACTTACAGATATCAACCGTGTGATCCTCGCTCGCATCATCAAATACAAAGATGCGTGGCACATATTTAAGCATATGTTTGATAGTGTCCTCGATGATCAGTGACTCATTTCTTATTCTAGTTAGCCCAAGTAGTTCCATAATACCTCCTCCAATTTAAATCTATCAGGACAGGGTAAGGCCGCTGGTACGTTAACCAGTTCCCTACGAATCTCCGCAGTGGTCTTCTTAGAGAAGCCTCGTCCGCTGAAGTTATGCCATTCAGCAAGCGCGAAGTTATCCTCTGTCAGCCAGCCACAACCGCCGAAGTGATCGTATAAATAAACAGGCACGCCAGCACGAAGCGCATACTGCACCGTCTTACCATTCGCAACAACACACGAGTGGCGAGATAGTAGCTCTGGCGTGATGCGCTCAAAAGATCCGTTACCAATACGCTTGCCGGCAATGTCGTTTAGCTCAGGCGGTGGATGGTTCGATACCATCAATGGGCCACCGTTACCCGCTCCCACGCTTTCGAACGCTAACGGCGCTGGGTTCTGGAATAGATTACAAGGAACATAAATCGCTATAGCGGTCTCGGGTGAGTTAGCTAGTATCAGATCGGCTAGCCCTACCTCGTGCCCACCTAGTCTGGGCCGCTCGATGTTCACATAGGAGGACATATGGTTAAAGATAAAGCGTTGATGGCTCCACTTGCGAAAACCTAGATCATGAATGAGTAGGTTATGGTGAATCCACACCACGTCAAACGGCTTAGTATCGGGCTTGAGATGCGTTGTCTCAATGTGCGAGCAATCAAGCGCACCACCGATTGACGGCGAGTAGATGAGAACCTCGTGGCCACAGCGCATGAACTCCTCAGCCAGCTCTAGCGTTACCAGCTCAGAGCCTCCTAGATTATTCATCCAAATGTTAGTCAGCAATACGCGCATGATCATCCTGCCCAAGTGAAAACGAAGTCGTCTGGTGGCTTCGTGTCTGAACGAACCCAGTTTATAAAGTCGGACGCCTTAACCGTGGCTTCCACTTCCCACTTACGATCACGCTCTATCCACGTTTCGTAAAGCGATTTATCCTCTGGTCGATATGAGGCAAAAAGCCCGCGCTCTCGATTAGCAATCATTAATCCCCAAAGCACTTGCGCCACATAATAATCAGGGACAACACCGTCACGAACATCAAGATGTTTCTCAAGCGACATAGTCTTGATCTCAAGCGTGTGGTCATCACACAAACCGTCAAGCGATGCCACTGCCCAATCGTGTTCTGGATGCACGAGCACCGGTGTCGTGTAGCTAACCTGATGGCGCCTCTCGATTATGTCACGAGCGATAGGCTCAGCACGGATACCGCGTTGAACATGAGGAAGGTTGCCTATGTTTGGAGCAACGACTCGACCCGTCTTCTCCTCCCATAGCGCGAGCCTTGTCTTATACGGAGATATGCGCATGATCACCGCGATGTCAGACCCGCCGATGCGCCCCCTGCGTGCAGCCTTCCATGAGTCCGATCCTTGAATGAGTGATGTGTCTGTATCTGTGAATAGATCCATAGTTGACTTTTAATAGTTGACATATTGAGTGTATGACAAGTACAAAAACACATTGTGAAAATAAAAAAAGTTGATCGTTGGCTTAAGCGTGAAGGTGTTAAATCGAATGAGCTTGCTAGGTATCTCGGGATATCAAATTCAGCTATTTCAAAATGGCGCGTGCGAGATTCTATACCTTTAAAATTAGACCCCATTTTAAAAATGATTCTTTCGTGTGATCGACACTTCTTACAACGCAAGCAAGCCCGCCGCAGCCCTGAACTTTTTTAATGAAAGCTAGCTGAGCAGCGCTCACAACGCCCTTATCGTTCTTCACTTCAAGAGCAACAAACGCTCCGAGATTAGTAATGCCCAATATGTCGCTGGTGCCATTGATAGCGAAGCGGCTAGTGTGCTTCCTGAACTTAGCGCCATCAAAGAATCCACCGGACACGTTCTTCCAGTAGAAGCCTGTGCCACTCATGGCAAGCCACTCAAGAATCTCGTTCTCGATAACTGATTCAGGTCTGCATGGAGACGAATTTTTCATACTGCCCATCCAATTTAATCGTTATGGTCTTAGGGATATCCAAAGAACCGTCAAGAGAATCCACGTTATCCCAAGCCTCTTTAAAAGACTTGAATCGAAATGGCGTGAGCCTATAGAGAACCTTCTCCATCTTGCCCCACGAATAGCTATGAGATGAACCGTAGATGTGAAACAATGATATCCGACCACGAAACGAGAAGCTTAGCTTCACACAATCGTTTCCACTGGCTGCGCGATGCTTGCCTACGCTTACGTTTGACACCTCATAGGTCGCAGGTTCCCTCTTAATAAGCAATGCATCGCTGGCCGCCTTACGTTGCAACGCAGCCAATCGATCCACAACACGCTTATCCTCGTGCCCACAGTCGGGACATATAACCAGATCAATAGGCACATAATTCAAGCACGAAGGACATACCCTAATGGTGGGCGTGAACTTCTCTTTTGACGTGCCGACTGTCCTGCGCTCTTTAATATAGGGAGCGTTAACGGGTCCGCAGTTAGCTATCGTCTGACCATAATCTAAAATAACGCAATCCTTTTTCCCATCGTAAAGGCGAAGGCCTCGGCCGATAGTCTGAACCATAAGTGTGGGTGAACGAGTGGGGCGCATTAAAACAATCCCATCAACCGAAGGAATGTCGATACCTTCGGTAAGCATCATCACGCTCACGGCATGGCGAAAGGGACCTGTCTCAAAGCACTCCATAGCGTAATCAATATCAGGGACCTTTGAGTGAATAACGACAACGCTCTCACCCATTGACACCAACACAGACCCAACGGACTCAGCGTGTTCAATCGTGGTGCACGTCCACACGATCTTATTGCGGTCTATGAGTCGCGGGATAGCATCCTTGACTTGAGCAATGATCTTAGGCCTGTCGCTTGTAAGCTGTGCCAGCTCACTCATAACAAAGTCGCCAGCTCTAACGGTCAGCTTAGAAACGTCGAAGCCTTCCGGCATGGCTTTAGAAATTGGAGGAACAAGAAAGCCCTGCTTGATTAAATCCATTATTCCAACGTTATAGGTAACAGATTTAAAAAGCTCAGACTCACCGTAGATGGGGACCGAGTTACGCCATGGCGTTGCGGTGAATCCTGCGATGCGCACATTAGGATGGCGCTTGATAAAGGATGTATAGCGTCCACCGTTTACGTTGTGTGCTTCATCAATAATGAGCAATCGAAGGTTGGGGATCGTAAGCGTGTCGGCTGAATGAACGGATACAACGGTGGTGTCGCCTATCGTCTTCTCACCTTGTCCTGCGCTCCACACAGACACGCCGCTCAATACTGAGCGCATACGCCTAGCAGTCTGTTGAACTAGTTTATCTCGACCGACAAGAACCGCTGTCTTGCATTGGGCTTGTCGTGTTATCTCAATGAACATCTCGGTCTTGCCGGCAGCTGTCGCTGCGGTGCAGAGTGCAGTGCGATGCGCACAAAGCTCATTAAGCATCATGCGCACGCCAGCCTCTTGATAAGGTCTTAGGTTCAAAAGGGAATGTCTCCCGCTTTTTTGTAGTTAACGATATCAGCCTTGTCGCCGTAGCTGTCGGACTTGTTTTTAATAGTGACCATGCAACGCAAGCCGAGAAGGCTGTCAGTAGATTCAACAGGTCCCTTCTCTTGGCCGCAAGCTAGTTGCATTTTGCCAATCTGTCCCATGCCGATATTAACCGTTTGCTGGCTGGGGTGTTCGAAGATATACATTTTGAAAACGTGTACGCCATTATCGAGACGCCACTTAATGTTAATGTATCTTCCATCCCCCGCCTTAGTGTCTTTTACTTCCGCGTCTACGATAGTAGCACCGTGTTCACCGTCCATGATCCCCGTTGTTGTTGAGTCTGTTGTATCAAATAAAGCCATTATTCTATCCCTTCCTCTTTCTCTTTCTTCATCATGATTTTTTTCATGATCTCCCCTAGGTCACAAGGCTCTTGTGGAGCGAGTCTCCCGCTTCGGTCCTTGCATATTAAGGTATCTGTCTTTCGTGTGATTATGGATCGCTTACCTTCTGCGTCTGCATGGAGGTAGAAAACATAGTCAAAGTATTGTGGCAGCCTGTCGCTGACTGAACCCTGAACGTCGAAGCCAATATAACGACGACCAACATCGTTTTTATCCGGCTTACTTAGCACGGTGATAAACACGTTGAAGGGTAGGTCTCGGAAGTTCCTAACCGTGGACTTCATCATCTTAAGGTACTCACCCCACAAAGGAAACGAGTCTTTTTTATCAGGATACTTTTCATTAAGAAACTCGACATAGAGATCACCGATCTCAGTTAGTGAATCCAAGCATACGTTCATGTACTCAACAGGCTTACCCTTATCGTCCTTCGGCCCATCATGGAGCCAAGCAAAAACACGTTGAAGCTTAGCGATTCGGTCAGCTGCCTTCTTCATAATTTGAGGCTTGCCATCCGGACCCTTAAGCGTGTCGTGAATAGAGATGTCTATCAGATCGATATCATGTCCCTCTAGGACCTTGGTCCCCTTCTCACTTGAGATCACGACAGTACGACCGATAAGCGTTTTGAATAGAGAGGTTTTTCCTACACCACTTTCACCAGAGATAAGCGCCTTTGCGAGGTCAAGGCTTTCTTTTTTTAAGTTTTGAATTAGCATTTCTATGATGTATATCGTGAGTTACTTATCGTCAACGGATATCAATAAAACGTTATGACGCGTCAACATAAAGGAGTAAACCCATGTTTAATCAACTAGATACGATTGATCAGTTTAATCAGGCTATCGCTGCTTCAGGAATCAAAACCTCGTACAAGGTGAAGGGGACTGTGTTCAAAACGCAGGATAACAAAACTGTTGAGCGATTCAAAATAGATGGAGATGAGGGCAAATCTGGCTGGGCCATATTGTACCTCGACAAGATCCCAGCAGGTTCGTTCGGAAGCTGGAAGACAGGCGAGAAGCACACATGGTGCTCAGTTGACAGGAAGCAGTTATCACCTCAAGATCGTGTGGCGGTTAACCGCCTGCTTGCGGAAGCTGAAAAGAAAAGATCACAAGAGCTAAACCGAATCCAAAAAATTGCAGCATCCAAGGCGTTCAAAATGCTCGCCGACGCAAGCCCTGCTACGGATCACCCCTACCTAACCAGTAAGCGAGTAGGCGCTTACACGTCGAGACTGTTCTCAAGAGTGAACAACAGCTTGCTACTTATCTCCGTCGAAGACGCAAACGGTATCACATCCGTTCAGATGATCAGTGAGGATGGCCGAAAGCAGTTCCTACCTCACGGTAGGATGAAGGGCTGCTATCACCTGATAGGCCATCCTGAGGGTGTTACCTATATCACCGAAGGCTGGGCCACTGGATGCACAATCCACGCGCTCACTGGCCGCCCTGTCGTCGTGGCGTTCAACGCTGGCAACTTATCAGCTACCGCTCTTGGTGTTCGTGTCCGCTACCCTAAAGCCCGCTTCTTAATCGCAGCCGACAACGATCAATGGGGCACTAATAACACTGGGCTGTCTGCTGCTAAAGGCACTGAGCTGCCTTTAGTGGTGCCCACCTTTCAGCCATGCGACACGAAGCCAACGGACTTCAACGACCTATTTGTATTGGAGGGTGCGGATGTAGCTCGAAATCAATTAACACCGCCGGCGATGCCGGAAACGCTGCCTATCGTTGCGGAGAGTTTGCCTGAGCAATGGGTGGCGCTGCCTGATGTTAGGGGAGATAAACAGAAGCCGATATCTACTATCAACAATCTGAAGGAAGTGCTAAGGCGACTCGACGTAACGGTTCGCTATAACGTGATTAGCAAGCAGGAAGAAATGCTCATCCCTAATCTAGTGTGCACAGTGGACAACAGGGCCAACGCATCGCTTGCATGGATCGAATCACAGTGCGCAATATACAATATGCCGACCGATAAGACGGGCCAGTTCCTAACCTACATCGCCGACGGGAACCCATATAATCCCGTGGCGGCATGGATCGAGTCGAAGCCTTGGGATGGCGTAAGCCGTATCGAGGCCTTAGGTAATACTGTAACGATACTCGGAGGCGACGAAGACGAATCCCGCGTTGCCTACAAGCACATGATCATTAAGCGTTGGTTAGTCTCAGCGGTAGCCGGTGCCTACAGACATAACGGCATATCGGCGCAAGGGGTGCTCGTGTTCCAAGGCAATCAGGCATTGGGTAAGACGATGTGGTTCAAGCGCCTTGCCGATACGAGCTTGATTGCTGATGGCGTAACGCTTGACCTCAAGGACAAGGACAGCCAGCTCAATGCGTTAGGCTTCTGGCTGGTTGAGCTAGGTGAGCTTGATGCCACGTTTCGTAAGACCGACATCGCTCAGCTCAAGAGCTTTATCACGCGGGACAAGGACGTGATTCGGGTGGCCTATGCCAAGCGCAAGTCGGAGTACGCTCGACGCACCGTGTTCTTTGCTTCGGTTAACGAGCAAGAGTTTCTTCACGACTCAACGGGTAATCGGCGCTTTTGGACGATCCAGTGCGAGAGCATTGACTACACGCACAAGATTAATATGCAACAGCTTTGGGCTGAGGTCCTACATCTCTACAAAGCCGGCGAGCGTTGGACATTATCCCATCACGAGCTTGAAGAGCTTACTCGCATGAATCGATCCTTCGAGGCTGTCGATGATGTCGAGGATGCTTTGAAGACGCTCTTCAGCTGGGAAAGCCCCATTTCGACGTGGAGAAAGCTCACGGCTACCGAGATCGGGGCATTAATGGGCTACTCAGGTTACATCCCAGCGATGAAGATTTCACGCTTTGTTAAAAAGCTCAACGGAAACAAGATCCAGAGGACAGGCTCAAAGCGCCTTTTATCGATACCTGAGCTGAGGTCGAAATGAGTTGCGTCATTCTGGGTACACACAGTCAGTATCTAACCCCTTGTTCTTCTTCTTCTTTTACCTTAATGACTAAAGGTATATATAAAAAGAGAAAGAGAAAGAAGAAAAGAGAAAAGAGAAGTAAAAAGGTAAAGGAAAGGGGAGAGCTGACCGAGTCGTCGTATAGTCACAGTCGTCGTAGAGTCACGACACAGCGCAGCGTACCTATCGGACCACGAAGGAGACCATAATGAGAAAACAAACCGACCTCGACTTAACCCTAAACGGCACGGATTACTTTGCCATCATCGATTACACGGTGATAGGCCATGTTGAGGACCAGCATGAGCATGGTGAGTACTTCGGCACGCCTTACACCCACACGACACACGAGTTTATCACTGAGAGCGTCGACGTTCACCACCTACTGCTTTACCTTAACGACAGTGAGGGAACGCCTGTATTGGATACCGATCTCATCACACAGGCCATCCTCGTGGCTCAGAAGGAACTATGCGATGGATGAGTCAGCACGGATGACACTAACCAAGCTACGAGAGATCGCCATGGCTGCGACGCAGGTACGGTGGAAATACGTGGACGAGCAATACGGCGCAAAATGCGTGATAGGTATGAAGCCCGAAGATGATCGGTGGATAGCGCATTGTCAGCCAGAGCTTAGAGGTAGAAGCAACGGCAAACACATCGCCACCTTCGACCCCACCATGGTGCTCAAGCTCCTCGATTGCGTTGAGGCGTTGGAGTTCTATGCCGAGGGACATGACCACGCGGGATTCAAAGCACGCCAAGCACTAGCCGCGCTAAAGGAGACCACATGACTAACCCAGCAGAACGATACATAGCTATTAACGCTCAGATCAAGGTTCTTGAGGCCGAGAAGGAAACCCTACGAGATGAGCTAATAGCGCTTGTCGATTCACCGCCAGCCGGATACAGCATCAAACTGGTGGAGTCGTCGGCTGATAGGTTGGAGGGGCTGAAGGCCATTCAGGACAGATCTCAGTCCTTATTCGATGCGCTCTATGCTTCTGGCTGTGTTAAGAAAACGATCAGCAAGCGTCTGACAATATCGATTCTAAAGGAACCGTTAACTGAATGATTACAGTGGCTTATTGGGTATATATCTATTTTACTTGCACCTGTAGTTAATTACGCGCATAACGAATGAATGAGCAAAACAACTGTGGGCCATTGAAAGAATGAGAGGAATAAGATGGAAGCGTTTCACAACAACTTGGACATTAAACATAAATATCTTGAGCGAGTGCGGGCGCACCGAAAGGCCGATAACTTGATTCAAGGTATCGGTTGGGCGAACGGAAGGGGTTGCGCGGTCGG